GTTACCAATCTACACCATTACCATTGACCCTGAGTACGCAGAGGGTGGTGAGGACTTAGGCATTGAGGCTATTGCCTTCACGTCTAAGCCTGCTATCAAAGTAAAAGGGATGGCCTTCAACCAACAGACCAAAGCATTGGCTTTCAAAGATGGCTTGAAGTATCGTATCACTGCACCTGCCATGATACCTATGGAGATCTATCGTAGAGATGATGAGACTGATGAGGAGTACATGGTTAAGTTCACGGTTGAGGAGATAGATGCAATGCATTCTAAGTTCATGCAGCAGTTAGTTAACTCTGCTAAGTTTAACCTTGAGCACAACGAAGAGAAAAAAGTACCTGCCTACATTCTTGAGGCATGGTTGGTAGATAAGCCCGAGCTTGACAAAGCATACACTACCTATGGCATCGAGGTGCCTGCAGGTACGTTGATGCTAACAGCTCAAATAACTGATATTGACTACTACAATAAACTGGTTGAAGAGGACCAGGTGGGATTCAGCATTGAGGGCTTCATGGGTATGAAACTAAAATCTAAATATAATATGCAATTACCGGATGGAGAGCACCTCATTGAGGGCAAAATCTACGTTGTCAAGGATGGCAGTGTAGTTGAAATTAAAGAAGAGGAAAAAGTCGAAGAGACCATGGAAGAGAAAGAGGAAGTGGCAATGGCTGAAACTGTAGTGGAAGAGGAGGAAGAAGTGAAGGAAGAAGTTGAGGCTGCTGTTGACCCTGCCATGGATGCTGAGGCTATCCTTGCAATCGTTCAGCCTATGATCGCTGAGCAAATTAATTCAGTATTAGCTATAGTAGCTGAGCTTAAAAGTCAATTAGAGGAGGCTCTTGGAGCTGAGACTGAGGTGGAAGAGGAGACTGTTGCCATTGATGCTAAGACTATGCTCGCTGAAAATCTAAGAAAGTTTAACCAATTTAATTCTAAATAACAATGCGTAAATTAAAATTCGACTTACAAGTCGACCCAACAGCTTTATTAGCTGCAAACCCTGAGGCATTCTACTCCGCTGCCTACTTAACGTCGGATGTACCTAACAACTTCCGTACTTTGCCTGGTGTTAAATACCAGACTAAACTTGGAACTGTAGTATTCGGTAACGTTTTACAAAGCTCCACTTGTGCATGGCCAACTCCAGGATCAACTGATGACTTGAGTGCAGTATTAATTGACGTATGTGCTGTATCTGCTATGGCTCAGATCTGTCAATTTGACCTTGAGCAGTCATTCGTTTCTTTGCAAATGACTAAAGGATCTAACAGTGATTTCTCTGTTGCATCTTTCATGAATTTCTACTGGGAGACTATGGCTAAGACTGTAGCTCAAGATATCGAAAGCATCCGTTGGCAGGGTGATACAACTTCATTAAACCCTACACTTGCTTTGTGTGATGGTTACGAGAAAAAGTTAACTGCTGCTGTAGGACCTGGTGGGGTGATCAACGGTGGTACCGGTAACATTACTAACTTCACAGCTCTTGAGGCTGCTATCTCTGCGGCATTCGCTTTATTGCCTGCATCTGTAGCTTCCAAGACTGAGGACCTACGCATCTACCTTCCTACTCAATTGGTTAACATATACCGATTAGGAGTAGCTTCAGGTAACACCAATGCATACATCACTCAAGATTTGTCTTTGACTTACTTAGGTATCAAAATCGTTCAGTGTCAAGGGATGTCTAACAATACATTTGTTATCACTTTGAAAGACAACCTTATCTATGCATTCGATGCTGAAGGAGATAGCTCTGATTTGCGTGCGGTTAACCTACGTGATACTGTTGCTGAGCCTTACATCCGTACACGTGCGGATATGAAGATCGGTTTCCACTTCGTGAACCCTACTGAAATCGTTTTCTATTCTTAATAATAATCTTGAGCCCTCTGCAAAGGGGGCTCTTTAATACTCTTTAATCATGCCAAATGTTTGCCAAGCTTTAGAAGCGGTTGCCAAGAGCTGTGAGAATAACTCAGGCGGCTTGCATGGGATTGCCTTAATCCCACAGGATGATGTAGTGAGTGTGACAGTTAACACCACTAACCCTGGTGATTGGGAAGTAACAGGTTTCACCTTAACAACGTTACCTTCTCCTGTCCTATTCACTGACTACTACATCCGTAGAAATACATCTAACTACACTGAGGAGCTTGCTTCCGACCTTGTAAATGGTAGCTCATTCGTGACTCAGACCATTAACTTAATGTTTCACCGACGTGAGATGGCTACATCACGAGCTATCAAAATCTTAGGTTCAGGACAGCAGTACCTATCTGCCATCGTTAAAGATGCTAATGGTAAGTATTGGTACTTCCCTTACTTGCAGTTATCTGCATCAGGTGAAGGCTCCGGCCAGGCCAGGGCTGATGGTAGTAAATATTCCGTTACACTGGTTGCGGAAAATGAATTCCTTGCATACGAGGTAACCATGAACACTACTGCTCTTCAAGCTATCGGGGTTAACTTCTAATTTTGAACATTCTACGGTAGGTCTGACAATATATTGTAGATGATTTACGTAGCTCAAAATTCAGCAAATAAAATAGTCCTCACACTTACAGAGGTAACAACGGTGACAAACCCGAGTTACCTCTTTGTGTTTACAAACGAATACAACACAACGAGCACACCCATCTTATTCACTGCTGCAGATACATCATCTTATCCTGAGCGGTACAATTTATTTAATTTAGTAGAGCCCACTGACCTCAGCCTTGTTGTAGGCCAATACACCTATCAAATATATGAGAAGAGTGGACCATTCACCACACCTTTGAGCATTGCTCAGACCACTGGAGTAGTCATTGAGGAGGGTAGGATGGTAGTTAGTGGACCTGCACCTTCATCAGTATACACATAGACATGGCTTGGTACGATATATTTAGCAGAAAAAAAGAGCAGGGTCCTACCGTAGTGGAAGGATACCAGGCTTTTAGCACCCCATTCCTACCTGTTGGTAGAGGTAACTTAACTTTGCCCTACGTCAATGGTAGATGGACTGCAGGAAACTGGGTAGACTTCGGTGAGGGCAATATGTATCCGGAGGTGCTTAATCAAATGTACTTCAGTTCACCACTTCATGGTGCCATTGTGGACTTCAAGACCAATGCAGTTATCGGTGGTGGCTATGCCTTAGATGCTGAGAAACTAACAGCACAGGAGAAGGTGGACCTTTACACCTGGGAGCGTAAGATAAAACTCAAGCATACCGTTGAGGCGGTTACTCAGCAGTTGATATTGCATAATAGGATCTATTTTAAGCTGGTATTTAATGAGAAAGGTAAGCTCGTTAAGGTGTACAATGTAAGCCCTGAGAAAGTAAGGGTATCACGATGCAAAAAAAAGTACTATCTAAGCAATGACTGGAGTCAACGGCTTGATATTGTAGAGATAAAACACTACCACATGACCTGTAAGGATGAGGTACAGCTCTATTGCTTTGAGGTTCATTCTGTTGGTCAGGACCACTATCCAATACCTACATATAGTTCGGCACTTAATTTTGCATTTTTGAGTGGCGAGTTGTCATACTTTGCCAAGAGTAACATCCAAAACAGTATTTTTCCAAGCTTTGCCATGATGTTCCCTAAAAGACCACAGTCTGAAGAGGAGAAGCACATGATCAAAGAGACCATTGACAGGCTTAAAGGAGCTCAGAACGCCGGTAAAGCAGTGGCCTTCTTTGCTAATAGCCAAGATCAGCTACCAAAAATAGAAGCACTACCTACTAATGCTAATGATAAACTCTTTCACGAGGCTTCTGCCCTCAATACTGAGCAGATTTGCTTTGCTCACACTATCGACCCTATTCTTATGGGTGTTAGAACCACAGGCTCCTTGGGTAGTGGCTCGGATATTAAGCAGGCTTATGTGATATTTGAGAAAAATGTAGTCAAGAAAATCCGTGCACAGGTAGAGACCATCTTCAATGAGCTCCTTGGAATAGCTAAGTTGCCTGCAGAGTTTACTATCAACAACTACCAAATCATTGGTGATACTATTGTTGAGGTAGATGATGATACTACCCGGGTGAAAGAGGCACTAAACACCTTGAGTGAGCCATTACTCAACAAGGTCCTTGAAAAAATGACCACCAATGAGATACGAGCCTTGGCTCAATTACCTCCTATTGACGAACCAACTAACACAGCTCAGTAATGCTTTACTTCATAACTGAAAACTACCTCAAGACCAACACACCCATCACAGCCAATGTGGATGTAACGGATGTGACCCCATACATAGCTACTCAGTCAGCTCTACGGATACAGCCTATCCTTGGAACCACATTCTACAACCATCTACTGAATGCATATAATGCACAGACCTTGACCAATGACGAGATAAACCTGGTAGAGTTCATTCAGCCGGTCATTGCATGGAGGTCAGCAGAGGATGCTGTATTCGGGTTGAGCTATCAACTCAAGAACAAAGGACTTCAAACACAGAACGGTGACTACTCAGCAAGCGTATCCCGTGGTGAGGTAGCCTTTGGCATGGAGCACTATGCACAGAAAGCTGCTTTCTTTGAGCAGAGGCTCATACGTTGGTTGTTAGCTAACAAAAACCTATTCCCTATCTTCATATCAGCTATGAATACGGATACAGATCTACGTCCTATGTTCGCAACGTGCCAGTGCATCACACCTTGGCAGTTGACTTGCACAGGGATGTGCGGTAACTTCCGTGAGAATGGGTACAATAACAGCATATTGATCCTGTGAGGCTACAGCTAACCATACTACTCACAGCGTTTCAATCTAAATGGCCCATTTACCTCAGCATGGTTAGTGCATTCTTTATGCCTATTACAGGGCTAATGTTCCTGATTGGCTTTGCTATCTTCGTTGATACCATCACAGGAGTATGGAAGGCCCGTAAACTCAAGCAACCAATCACCTCACGCAGGCTATCTTCTGTGATTAGTAAGATGTTGCTGTATGAGATAACGGTGATACTATTCTATCTTATAGATTATTTTATCCTTAATGATATCATATTAACGTTTTTTTCAGTGCCTTTGATGCTAACAAAGATGCTATCTTTAGTGCTTGTATCCATCGAGGTGGTCAGTATCAATGAAAATTACAAGGCAGTGAAGGGCATTGACCTATGGGTCAGTGCTAAGAATTTAATAACCAGAGCAAAAGAGTTAAAGAAAGATGCCGACCAAATTAGACACGACAACGATATTACAGGTACGCCTATCTAATGATCAATACTTTCAAGAGGAGGCTCCAAAAAAGCAGATATATCTCCACCATACAGCAGGCAATGGTGATGCTGTAGCCGTATCACGATGGTGGCAAAGCAATGCTGAGAGGATAGCTACTGCTTTTGTCATAGGTAACAAGGGTACAATAGTGCAGTGCTTCAGCTCCAAGCATTGGGCCTATCACCTTGGCATTGATGGTCAAGACTTTGCACCTCATGGACTTCGGTATCAAAACCTTAACAAGCTAAGTGTTGGTATTGAGGTCTGCAATTGGGGCCCATTGAAGCAGGTGAATGGTAAGTACATCAACTACGTCAAGAGTGTGGTAGATCCTTCGGAGGTTACTGTCCTGGATAAGCCCTTCAAAGGTCATGTTCTATGGCATAAGTATACGGATGAGCAGATAGAAAGCACCCGTCAGTTATTGGTGTACCTCTGCGAAACCTACAACATACCCAAGACCTATAGAAAAGAGATATTTGCCATTGATACGGAGGCCTTCAAAGGTACTCCAGGCATCTACACCCACAACTCAGTAAGGAAGGATAAGAGTGATATCTATCCATGTCCCCGAATGATTGCAATGCTTGAAAACCTTTAATAC